TTGTGGCTGGTATTTCACAGCCACATTCTGCAAGTGTCATTTTTTTAAGCATTGAAAGATTTTTTTGAAATGAATGCAGAACAAGCATCTACACAAACGGGTATCATTTTATCAGTGCTTATAAAGTTTTCATTTAACCACTCTTTGTGATTATGAAAAGATTGTGTACCATCTAATTTTGAAAGTCCTACAGAGAAAAAAGAACCGTTATCTTTTACTCTTACAGGGAAACCAACTTTAGAAGAAATTTCGTTTTTTAATTGTGAAGTTGTCATTTTGTTTTGTTTTTTAAAAGAGCTTCATTGCTCTTTTGTAATACAAATATACAGCGTATTTCTGTATTAAATACAAATTAGCGTATTATTTTTGTAAAAGTTATCCACATTTTAAAAGAATAATTTAAGCACCCTAAGATAAAACAGCAGGCAACAAACGGTTTGGCAAAATACGGGGTGAAGTGCAAAGCCAAACGAATGTAAAGCCGAGCGATAGTAACAGTCATTACCCGTACTTCGCCAAGCCGCAAACGTTGTAGGCTATACTACCAGACGTTTTAATTTAAAAAACTTGTATCCATCGAGTATGACAACATCTTCTGGCTTGTCCGACACTTCCAATACAGCAATTTTATCAGACAAGCCATAAGCTGACATTATATTATCAGCTTCATATTTACTGGCAAATCTGAACGATGATTCCCCATTTTTGTAAGAGCCTCTATAAGCATCAACTTCTTTTGAATAGGCAACAAAAACAGAAGGGTTGTCATAGCCAAACACAACACCTTCCTCTGTTGGGTTATCAATTTCTAATAATTCAACAGAGGCTTTATTAAATACAAAGTGTCCGCATTTGTGAACACGTACAGCCGGAACTTTTACAAGTTTTTGAGTGTGTTTTGTTTTTTTACTAATTATCATAATTATTTACGTTTTATAATCCGTACAGCCTACAACAAGTGCATTTAAGAAACTGGGGCTGACGAATAAATTTCATCTTTTGTTTTTCAATTTAGCTGCATCTAAGGGCTGGGCTGACAGTCCGCTATTGCCCCAGCTTCTTAAATGCTTTAACGTTAGGCGTTATGCCAGCGACCCTACAAAATCCGACACCCATTGATTTGACTTATCGCATCTTTCGACATCTTCATTATAATTTTTAGTGTTATACTCAAAATTCTTTTTTGCATTTTCTATCATATCTTTTCGGATTTCAGAAGCATTTAAGGTTAATAATTCAAGTTCTATTTTTGCAAGTCCTTCATCGTGGTATTTGGTTTTACAATCAAAGTCAATCGTTTTTTCAATTTGGTCAATCATAAAATCTTTTATTCCAGTATGGTCTGCGGTTGGTGGTTGCCACTTTCTTACATCTTTTAGAATATCATTCATATTTTTAGTATCAACTTTTGCTTTTGCAATAGCTTTTAAATGGTATTCTTTGCTTCTTTCAAGTTCTTCTTTTCGATTTTTTACTATTACTTCATCAGATAAAGTTTCGGCATCTTTTAATAGTTGCTTTGCTTTTTCAATTTCTTTTGAATAGTAATCGCTTGGAGTTCTTGGAGTAATTTCTGCATCCATATCGTCATCTCTCATATGAATTGTAGCCCCGAAAGCTCTCATACATTGTTTTGCAAATTGTGGAAATGTGGTAATCTTACCATCTAAAATTCCTGCTGTGTAACCTGTTGGCATATTATTTAATTTTAATTGTTTACAAATTTTGACTTCCTACCGAGAAAGGCACAAACGCCTAACAAGGGTTTTAAGAAATTGGGGCGGAAGTGCATAACCCCAACTTTTGTAATTCTATTTAACAGTAGTGCTTTAACGAACATTTGAGCCTTGAAATCCCCAACGTCTTAAAGCCCCGAAACGTTGGCTGCAAGTGCTACGACCATTCTCCGTATGACAGTATGTGAGCAATAACATCGACAGTCCAACCATTACCTAACATTCTGTATCGCTGACTATCAGAAGCTACACTTGTATATCCATCTTTTACGGTTTGTAGTCTTTCACACTCTAAAGGCGTTAATCTTCTTATTTTCCTTTCGTGTTGTATGGCGTGTGTGCCACAACTCATTTGAACCATTAAGGCGGGGCTAATTCCATCTGTATCATAAATTCTGTTTTGTTGGTAAGGTTGTTTGCCACCACTTTCAATTGATGGGTTTAACTGCATTACCAGGTTATCTTTTTGCACACTTGTAAGCGTATTTGTTTTGCCGTCTGTTCTTGGTTCAAGTTGCTGTATGTTTTTGCGTTGCGTTTCAATATTGCCAGCTTCATAATCTTTTCTTATCTGTTTGCCGTATTCGGTGCGTTTTGGAGTTAAAACGGCTTCTCTACCTCTCATTGCTACACATTGTATTTCAACTGCGTTTGTATTTCCAGTATCAAGGCAATAAGTTTTACCATCTGTACGGCTCAAATGTCCAGTTCCACCGTTACCATTTGTTGAACTTCGTGGCATTGTATTGTGTACAATATATTGCCCATCGGTAGGTATTTTATTATAACCAGCAAGTAAGCAATTGAATTTCTTTGTTTCTTCATCTACATACGGCACACTTCTTTCACTTTTTAGCATCGTTTCAATTCGTTGTTGGCTCAAATAGTATTTAGCATCAACTTCACTTTCAAGTATATCTTTCAGTAAAATACCTTTGTCTTTTGGTTGTGGTATTATACTTGCCAAATCGCCAAATAATCCCATTGGTTGCATACCAATATTTGTCCAGTACAATCTTCTACGATTTTGAGCAGATACCAAAGCAGAATTTATTTCAATAGCATTTACGCCAATTGCTTTGCTCAATATCTTTTCCCACTTTTCACCCATTATCACATTTTCAAGTAAAAAGTATTTTGGCTTACATTCATTCAGTAGCCTCATATATTCCCAAAATAAATAGCTTTGCCCTTCAAATTCGTACCCTTCATTTTTTAATTCCAAATAGTGTTCTAAAGTCAATATTTCTGTTTCACATTTTGTACTCATTCCTTTGCGTTTACCAGCAAATGAAAAACTTTGGCAAGGGCTTCCACCTATCAACAAATCAATCTTTGGTAGTTTATATCCATCTACATCAACAACGCTTCCCAATTGCTTTGTATTTGGGTAATTGTGCATTGTTACTGCAATGGCGTGTTTATCAATTTCACTTGCGTAATATTCCAAAACATTTACACCAATTCTTTCAAGTGCTTGTTGTCCACAGCTCATTCCATCGAATAAGGAAAGTACTCGTAAACCAACCGCACCAGCAGGTAACATCGGTTTGGCAAAATGGGGGCTGACTGCTTCTATCATCTTTTATCTGTTATTGAACATTAGTAATTCTAATCGGATTTTGTGGGTATAATTCCCCCACTTCGCCAAGCCGTAGGCGTTGGCTGCTATACTACACTCCAATTAAGGCAGCATAGACAGCTTTTGACAATTTAATGTTCACTTTCTTGAATGCACCTGTACTCCATGTTTTTGAGTACATACCGACAGGCCAAGGCTTATCTTCATCATCATGCTTTTCTGCCATAATTACGACACCTGCAAATTGTGGGTAATCGTCATTTTCACCTGCACCAGTAACAAGCACACAATTACCGCCGCTTCTAACAATGTTTCCTTTTCTAAATGGGGTTACTTTCTTTTTCATGTTTTTTATTTTGACAGTTTACAATTTATCTTACCGTACAGCAGCCAACATTGCATTGCAAAAAGCGGGGCTGACGTAACAATTTGAGCAATGGTACTACTAATAATCTTTTGTGCATAAGTGGAGCAGTAGTACATTAAATCCCCACCTTCTGCAATGCTTTCCCGTTGCCTGCTATTTTGGTTCAAGCCCTCTAATATCGCCAGCAGAAAGGACAAAGCCCTTGTTTATGACACATACATCATTCTCAAACGGTTTGACAAAATCGTATCTATCTAGCGTGAACTTTGACACTTTCAAATCTTTGTTATCTAAAAACAAAGCCTGTAATGAACCGTAATATTTATTGGTATCAGGCTTTATAATTAAATGGAATAATCTTCTTTTCATTTTCTTCTATTGTATTTGTAATAACATTCCCTGCAATAATCACGGCTATTTCTTGTAATTGCTTCGTTTGCTTCATCTACATAACTAAACAAATGTTTACCACAAAAAACCTTTCTGCATCCATTGCAAAAGTTTTTATTAGCAAATGCTTTTGTGGCTGGTATTTCACAGCCACATTCTGCAAGTGTCATTTTTTTAAGCATTGAAAGATTTTTTTGAAATGAATGCAGAACAA